TATCTTGATGGAAATGGTAGTGATTTTACCAAAAATACTGATTATACAAGCAATCGTAACCATGATGTGAAGGCGATTGCAGGTTATGGCATCAAAGATGTTGGGTTTTTTGGTGGACTTTACGAGTTTACAGAGAAATCTGTACAATATGCCACTGGTTTTGTTGATAAAAATGCTCCTGATGTCTATAATACGCTAATTCAACCCGATGTTTCGACAGTTGTTGCTAATGGAACGGTAGTTGGAGCAATTATTAACACAAATGGAGGCGGTTCTGGTTGGGATACACTCGGAAGAACACCAGAATTAAGTATTACCGCACCAATAGTTGCTTCTGGAACACCTGCAGAGGTTGAAGGGGAGTTTACAAACGGTGTTTTGACTGGAATTACCATTAAAAACGGTGGTAGCGGGTATAGTGGCAACAATTTACCTCAAATTTCCGTAGTAAACATCCATAAAAAGCGAACTGACAAGTTTGTAGACGAATCTTTGCGCGATCTTGGGTTTGATAACCTCGAAAATTTCTATAAAACGTTCCCAGACGCAGCAGAAGCGTTTGATGGACTCTCTTCGACCAAAATTCAAGAGATTTTAGCAGATAATACGCAAAGAAAGGAAGATTTGAAGAAATTAGCAGAGCAAGTTACGGAAGTTGTCGAACCAAACATCGAAATTAAGTTAGATCCTAAGAGTAAGCGTAGAGAAACCATGGTTCAGAAGCAATTTGCAAGAGGAGACATGAAATCTATCAAAGAAGTCATGCTTCCAAAGCAAAGTTATAAGGAAATTGATGGAGTTGACCTAGGACCTAGTGCATTGGCACAAAATTTCAAGAAAGCAGCAAAAGATAACATGGAAACTTTAGGAACAGAGATTGAAAAACTGACTGAGGACATTACTCAAGATGTAATTCCAGAAATTAAGGTATATGATGAGTCTTTCATTCAAACAGTACAAGGACCCTTCTCTGAACTACCATATGCGTCAAACCTAACTAAATACATATTACGACAGTATAGACCCGATAATAGGGAACAGTTAACCATCCGTGTTACACTCGGAGTTACTCAACAGAATGTAGGAAAAGCACATTTCTCTTGTAGCGCATCTGCTTCAAGTAGACCAAGTGTTACAGATCCTAATACTGGCGCAGTTACATCATCTACATTCACATTCCCCTTTGGACAAGTACCTCAGGGTCCAGGATGTCAAAATTGGAGCGCAAGTGGGAACATGATAATGCGTAATGACTTTACTAATGCTGCACAGACCATGGCAAAAGCAACTAGATTATACGGTAACCCTTATAACGTAACATAAATGGAATACTTAATCTTTTTTGGAGCATTTGTTCTTTGGGGTGTATGTGTTTCTAACTACTTTGACGCAAAGGAGGATTAATGACTCAACCTGCAGCACTATTCATGGGAACATGTAGTGGACATGGTAAAGCAAATGGCGTTCTCTGGCAACCAGGTCCAGGTGGAGGTTTTGCAAATCCTTGTCCTCATGCTTCCTTAGCACCGCAAATCAACACTAGACTAATGCCGATTGCGGATAACTTTGCAACATGGGCACCTTGGCCACAAACACCATTGACTCCTATTGTTCGTAATGTTGTTATCAATAAACTAATCCCAATCATTGATCAAGATGATTTAGTTCCGCATCCTACCTTTACACAGCATGTAACGATGTCTGTTGGGAAAAAATGCTTTACTGTGAGGAATACTCCTGCTTGGCATTGTACTGTAGGAACTGCTGCAGGTAGAGAAGCATCAACAGGTCATGCTCGAAGACTTTTTGCAACTACAAAGACAGTATTCATTAACGGTAGGCGTGCAGGTAGATTTGCAGACCCATTTGGAAACTTCACTGTTCCTTTCCCATGTTTAAGTGTAGTTTCTGGATCAAGTAAGAATGTTTTCATCGGAGGGTGATAAATAGATTGGGATAGCAACCCCATAAAAAGTTCTAATGTACTACTCATTGAACTTTTATGATTAATCCCGATCGCGATCCAAAGTACATGAAGGAAACTCATGGAACTGTAGGTTTAGTTACAGATTACAATCTTACACCCTACATAGAGAAAGCAAACCCCGACAAAAAAGAAAGACCTCATAGCAAATGGCGTTAAAGGACATAAAAGGGCAAAATTTCAAGAGATCTCGTAATTTCGCAGATCTCAATATTGCTTTGCCACTAAATCCTTTTACGAATGACGTTTATAGCGTGAAAAACGATAATGCTATCAAACAGGCAGTCAAAAATCTAGTTTTGACTGTCCCTGGCGAAAAACCCTTTCAACCTCTGGTTGGTTCAAGAGTAAATGAGTTACTTTTTGAACCATTAGATGCATTTACCGCAGATGCAATCAAGGAAGAGATAATAAATACAATTAAACAGTATGAACCAAGAGTAAACCTAACACGAGTCGTAGTTACTCCAATCGTTGCTAACAATAAGATTAACATCGAGATCGAGTACAAGATTGTTGGATTACCTGTTGTTGAGTCTATATCCTTTGTCTTACAGAGACCCGAATAATGCAACCAAACAATCTAACAGCACTAGACTTTGAGGATGTCAAAGCAAGTATCAAATCATACCTAAGAACCCGCACAGAGTTCACGGATTATGACTTTGACGGTTCTGCATTGTCTTATATGGTTGATGCACTTGCTTATAATACTTACTATTCAGCGTTCAATGCCAACATGTCATTGAATGAGGCATTTTTACCATCATCCACTGTTAGAGATAACGTAGTTAATATTGCCAAGTTGATGAATTACACTCCAAGAAGTGTTATTTCATCTAGAGCGTCTGTAAAACTTGAAATTCAGACAGCACAAACAAATGGAGTGTATCCAAGTAGCGTAACTGTAAAAAAAGGTGCAGTTGCTACTGGTGGTAACTTTGTTTGGAACATTACAAGAGACACTACTATTGAAGTTAGTCCTACAACTGGTATCGCAACATTTCCAGAGGTTTGTATCTATGAAGGTCAACTTGTAAACTTCCAGTACATCGTTAATACCTTTGCTAGACAGAATTATACTATCCCATCTGCAGAAGCGGACCTTGCAACACTTAAAGTCAGTGTAAAGGCAAACGAGACCGCGACAGCAGCGGATATTTACAATCTTGTAGATACTGTTACTGGTTTATCCGCGAATGCCCGTGCATACTTCCTTTCTGAAGGCGAAGATATGCGCTTCGAGGTTAGATTTGGTGATGACAGTGTTGGTAGAGCATTAAAAGACGGAGAAGTTGTTCAACTTGAGTATTTGGTCACTTCTGGTAAGGCAGCAAACGAAGTTAAGGTCTTTAACTTCATTGGAAGTGTTGTAGACTCTACTGGACTTATCGTTTCAAGTGCTAATACTACTCTTGAGGTATTACATCGTTCTCAGATGGGTTCTGATGCGGAAAGCATTGAATCTATCAAGTACAATGCACCAAGATACTACTCTTCCCAATACAGAGCAGTTACAGCACAGGATTATGCTCTAATTACTCAAAGAATTTACGATAACGCAGATTCCGTTGTTGCATACGGTGGAGATAGTTTGAATCCTCCCATTTATGGAAAAGTATTCATTGCTATCAAAACTAAGACTGGATCCCTTCTAAATGACGCTACAAAGAAGGAAATCTCTGCTAACCTTAGGAAGTATGCCATGGCATCGATTGACCCTGTTGTAGTCGATCCTGATAACATCTACATCTATACTAAGATCTTTGCTCTATATGATACTGGAGCAGGAAGCAGTTCTTCTCAGATTAAGACCGATATTCAGAATGCAATCACTGACTGGGCAACTCAAACTCAGATCAATAACTTCAACTCAACGTTTAGAGGATCTGCATACGAGAAAGCGATCTCTCTTGCTAATAACGCTATTACTGACGTTTCACTACAAACAACCAATCTTAAATACATCTATCCAAACAGTAATCAAACTAATACTTACTGCGTTAGCACTGGTAGTGGACTTTATAACTCCGCACCTTCTAAAGACGGTGATAACGGAGATTGTAAGAAAGAACCTATCCTGTTATCAGGAACATTCCGAACTGCGGATCGCCCTGGTGTAGATCAGCAGTTTGAAGACGATGGATACGGAAATCTACGCACTTTCTACAATACAGGTACTAAGAAGGTATACACGAACAATACAATCGGCACGGTCAACTACGATACTGGTGAAGTTTGCTTTGGACCAGTAAATGTAATTAGTACAGGAACAAATACTCCTTCTACCTCATCAGTCAACGTTACCGATAGTGTTACTGGTACAGGTAGTGTCACGGATCCTTCACTCCTTCCTGGAGATCTTAAGATCCCTGTTGTTACTATTCCTGCTAATAGTGGAACTATTCCTGCTTCCACACCTGGAACTATCATCAATGTTATTTCTCCAGAAGTAACAGTAGCACCGATTGGTACTACACCACCTGCCTCTGTCCCTCTAAATAGTTTGACACCAACGATATTTGACTCAACCCCTGCAGTTGTAGAGGTTGCCCCGATTGATAACAGCGGTGGTCTAAACACATCAACCTGTTTCTCGTAAGCGTAGATGAACATCAATAAGGTATCCCAGTCGATTGAGTCTCAATCACCAGACTTCATTGGATCAGAATATCCCCTGTTTAATAAGTTTCTTGAGTATTACTACAAGTCTCAAGAAAAAACTGGTCTGGGGCAAAACATACTTAATAACTTCCTTCAGTATCTCGATATCGACAAACTTGATATCGGTATCCTAGATGGTGCAACTACGGTTGTAGAACCAGTTAGTGTAACAGATGATAAGATCGTTGTAGAAAGTATTGATCCTTTCCTAGAAGAGAATGGATCTATTCTAGTTGGTGATGAAGTTATATTCTACGAAAGTGTTGATAAGTCTCCTAGTGTTGCCCTGTCTCCAGGTATTTCTTATGAGCAGGTAAAACTTAAGTGGACTACTCTTGCAAGTCTCCTTTCCTCATTTAATAGCACTGCTACTCAATTCCCATTAACATCCCAAGACAGTCCGATTGCTCCCCCTTCAGCACAGCATCTGATTGTATCTTTGTATGGTAAGATTTTAATCCCTAATGTTGATTATACAATTTCGGGATCAAACATTGTATTCACTACTGCACCCAGAACCAAGATTCCTGCTGATGATGCAGGTTCAACCTATATCTACTATCTCAGCGGTTTTGTTGAGAACACCATTTACAACTTAGACAATCTTTCTGGTGCTTTTGGAGATGGTAAGAAGCAATTTACCATGACTCGTAATGGTGTAAAGTATGAACCAGAAGTTGAAGAGTATTTAAACGTAATTTACGATAATAGACTTCTTGTACCAAAAGTTGACTACTTTATCGATAAAGATCAGTTTGTATTTAAGATAGCACCTCTTAATGGTCGTTTCTTATCAATTCATTCTATAGAAGCACCAATCCCCTCTTTCGGTGCAGGTGCGGTTGGATTTTCTCGTGTAGATAATCTTGGAAACTTAACAAGCATTGTATCCAGTGAAATTGGTTCTGGATATCGTTTTGAATATCCTCCTCAAGTTAGTATTGACTCTGAGAACGGTTCTGGTGGTGCTGCAACTGCCCTTGTCAACGGTATCAAGGCAATCTCCCTATTAGAGGGTGGAAGAGGTTACAGCGTCTCTAACCCTCCTGTGGTGCAAGTACAATCACCAACTAAAACTGGTTCTAGTCAAGCAACTATTTCAGCAACTGTTACTGATGGTGCTGTTACTGGTCTTGATATTACAAATTCTGGTTCTGGTTATACTTTTACTCCTAGAATCACCTTTATTCAACCTGGTGGTGCTAAACTGGGATCTCCCGTGATTACTAATGAGCAGTTAATGTCAATCCCCGTGACTGACGGAGGTTTTGGTTACACTACTGCTCCTATTGTATATGTTGATGAACCAACTGGTTCTAACCCAATCAAGGCAGCATTGAGAGCAGATCTTGTTGATGGTAAGGTCGCCAGCATTACAGTTTTGAATGCGGGGCAAGGATACACTACTACACCTAGGGTTGCTATTATCGATCCTGTAGGTGCACAAGTATTAGAAACCATTGTTGATGGTGATGGGCGTGTTATTAGAGTTGATCTACTGAATGGTGGCAGCGGATATGATGATGTGCCTTCAGTGTACATTGTAGACAATAGAATCAACGGTGGAACTGGTGCAACTGCTGTTGCTTCAATTTTCAACGGTCAAATTACAGATATTAATATTACTGCCTTTGGTAGCGGATATTCTGCTGCTAATCCTCCTGAGATTGTAATTCAAGCACCTCCTCAAGCAAAAGCATCTGTTGAGATTGGATTAAATGAAGTTACTGGTTTTGTTGTAACAGAAGCGGGTAATGGATACAACAAAGCAGCGTTTACTGGATGTGCAAGAGCAGCATCTGGAATTACAAAGTATACTGAGGATGGTAACGCGGTATTCACCAACAATACTATTGCTGCAAGTGCTGCTATTGGTGCAAATGTAAAATGTCTTGATGCGTTGTTTATCAAGAGATTATTAGACAAGTATACAGAACAATTCTTACCAGATGTTCCAGAACTTGACTATAAGAAGATCGATGTTCGTACAGCGATCAAAACTATTAAAGATTTTTATTCATCTAAAGGTACTTCATTCAGTATTGCATATCTGTTCAAGTTACTTTACGGTGAAACTGTAACGGTTACATATCCAAAAGACCAAATCATTAAACCCTCTGCTGCAACTTGGTCTATTGATACCATTTTGCGTGCAACCTTAGTAAGTGGTAATCCTGATGATATTAGAGATGGTTTGCTTACTCAAGAAGCAGATATTGCAGATCCTAATGTAACTAACGCAAGTGCACTAGTTGAAAACTATATTTCAATCAAAACTTCAGATGTAGAGATTTTTGAACTTGTTCTCTCTGAAGAAACTATTGTTGGGACGTTTACCGTACCATACAAAACAAAACTTGCAGAACCTCTTAATACAACCGATTCAATCATTACGGTTGACTCTACTATTGGTTGGCCAGAAAGAAACGGTGAGTTTGTAATTGGTAGAGGCACTGGATCTGAACTTGTACAATACAAAGAGAAATCACTTAACCAGTTTATTGAGTGTACTCGTTCTGCTAACAATGTTGTAGAAGATTGGGATTCTGCAACTCAAGTTACATCCAACTTCACTGTATTCGTTAATAAAGGCACTCCTCAAGAAGTTGTCTTGAATGTTGTTGGTATTGTTGATGCACAACAGACTACCCTTACTGACACTGGATCTTATTACTTACCTGGTGATAAACTCACTGTGTCGAAACTAGGTGGAACTAGCATCGATCCCCACTTGACGACATGGTTATATAACGTAAAAAAACTTATTAATGTAACTAGCGTTACGTTTGGAGGCATTAACAATCAGTTTGCAACTATTACTTGCTCAAACAATCATGGTTTGTTGGTTGGTGATCAGGTTACTGTTTATGGTGCAAACCCAATCATCTATAACGGAACGTTCCTTGTAACATCTAGAGATAGTAATACTGTATTCCAATATCAATTACCCCAACCTGCAACTGTAACACCACAAGGTAATATTCTAGTATCTGTTGACTTAAACAAAGGTAAGTCTGATAGCACTGCAGTATTGAATGCTGTTGGTCCTTATACAACTAACGTTCAGAACTCGTTCTTCAATACACAGCATGCTTACTTAGCATCTACTGGTATTCCTAACTACAAGATTGGTCCTTTCCCAGGATCTGCTCTTCTTCCAGGAAACCAACGTAAATTAAATCGTTTCCCGATTGTTTCACAAACAATCTCTACTAAGAACAGTGTTAATCCAGGTCCTATTGGAACTTGGGTAAATGGCGTATCCATCTGGTCTTACAAGTCAACTATTAAGAAAACTTTTGGTGCTGTAACTAGTGTTGCTATTACAAATGCGGGTAAAGACTATGATGCTGCATCTCCACCAGTTTTAACAATTAGTGGTGGTGGAGGAACTGGAGCAACTGCAAACGTTACTGTTAACGGTTCTGTCTCCGAAATCACTGTTACTGCAGCGGGTTCTGGGTTTACTTCTTCTCCTCTGGTCTCTATCGTTGGTGGAGGCGGTTCTGGAGCGTCTGCAACTGCTATTATTACAAAAGGCGTTGTATCTAGAATTCTAATCAACTCAGGCGGTACTGGATATACCTCACAACCTTCTATCACTATTGTTGGTGGCGGTGGTACTGGTGCACAAGCAACTGCATCTGTTCGTGGTCCTATTCAAGCAGTTACTGTTGGATCAGGCGGTCAATCCTATACCTCTACTCCTAATGTCACATTGAGTTCTGGTAGTGGTGCTGTTGCACAAGCAATCGTTGCTAACGGTAGAATTATTTCTATTGCTATCATCTCTGCAGGTTCTGGATATACAACTGCTCCTGAGATTACTATTCAAGGTCAAGGTTTTGGTGCTGTTGCTAGAGCAACCATCGATACTGATGGTGAAAATGCGGGTAGAGTGACTGGTATCACTATTATTAACAAAGGTATTGGATATACTCAAGGAACTACAATTATCAATCTAAACTCTGTTGGTTCAGAGGCAGCATTTAGTGCTAACGTTTTTGAATGGACATATAACTTACAAGAAACTACTACATTTGATAATGCTAAGGGTTCTGTCTTTGAGGGATTTAATAACCAGTATGGTGGTGAGTATGCTCACTTATCAAATCCTCAAACACTGAGATACATCCTTGGTGATAACTTATTTGAGAATACAGCAGGATTAATTAAGGAACGAGAAGAGGGATTGATTCACTCTCCTATTATTGGTTGGGCATTTGATGGTAACCCGATTTATGGTCCTTATGGTTACTCCGATCCTACTGATCAATCATCTTCCATCACAAAACTCAACACCTCCTATAGACTCAAGACAAATCTTGTCTATAATGTTGACTCTAATCCAAATCCCGTCAGAACAGCAGGACCTTTACTTTCTGCAGAAGCAGCAGGTAAGTTTATTGAAGACTATGAATACGTTTTTGGTCTTGGTGCATTAGATCAGTACAATGGTAGATTCTGTAAGACTCCTGAGTATCCAGAAGGTAGATATTGCTACTTTGTTACTATTGATGCTACTGAAGATGGTAATCCACTGTTCCCATATGTGATGGGTCCTGATTTCAACTCTGTTGTTGATACTTGGAACTTAAGTCCTACTGCGGTACAGCAAAACATTCCTACTGGAGTTGTTAGATATCGTGATCCTTACGAGAATGTTGATATTGACGTTGAGAGGGCACCAAATGCCTCTACAAACGCTCTAACACTAGAGAATGGTGATATCTTACTGTTTGACATAGAAGACGAAGATAGAAGCGGTGTTATCGAGCAAGATGAAACTGATGATCCCGATCAAGTCTTTGAAGAGTCACCATTACAGTTATTTGACTATTTCCCTAAAGTTAAGTTTGACTCTAAGGTTGATATTGAAGTTGAAACTACTACTAAGTTTGAAGACGCTTCTGTAACTGGATTTACAGTTGAGAACCCAGGTATTAACTATCAGGTCAATGACAGATTGATCTTTGATAATTCTGATACTGATGGTAGTGGTGTTTCTGCTCGTGTTGCTAGAATTAGAGGTGAAGCAGTCGAAGCATATACATTTGAGAACATTAGTGGTAATAACTTCGGTAAACTTACTACAGTCAATCCTCACAACCTACAACCAGGAGATAGTGTCTTTATTGACTATACTCCTGTTATGGACAATACCAATAAGACGTTTACAGTTAGACAGTTTAAAGGTATTGAACAAATTGTAATTAATCAAACTGGATCAGGTTATAATACTGACATTCCCCCAACCATTATTATTGATGGTAACGGAACTGGTGGTAGACTTGAAGCAGTTGTAAGTTCTGTTGGTTCTATTGACACTGTTAATATTATTAACTCTGGTTATGGTTATACAAGTAACCCTCGTGTCATCTTATCTCATCCTCAGGTCTTTAAGAAAGCAGATTATTACGTTGCTAAGTTTGTAAATAGAAATTACGTTAAAATCAGTGATGTTTATATCAATGATTCTAAAGAAGTTTATATCTGTGGTAAAACTTATGATGCTGCATCAAATGATGTTGCAGTTGTTGCAAAACTTTCTGCTACTGGTGTTAAAGAGTGGGAAGCAAGTTTAGAACTTGCAGGTGGTCAGGAAGACTCTGAATTCCTTAAATTATATGTTGATGGTAAGGATATTTGGGTTGTTGGTCAAAACAGTCCCAATAGTTCTATTCTTGCTGCATATAATCCTGATATCGTTCTTTGTAAGTATACTGAAGCAGCAAACGGACTAAGTGCAGCATTAACCTTCCAAAAAGGTTATGCAGGTATCTCTGGTTCTACTCGTGGCGACTTTATCACTGCAATTCAGAAATACTCTGATACTAGATTCATTATTGGAGGATATACCAATACTAACTCTGGTGCACCTTATGATGCCTTTATTGCATCTATTGATACTAGTGGTAACTTTGCAATTAAGAGAAAACTTGCTTCTCCTAATAAGTCAGAGAAGATTACCGATATTGTTATTGATGGAACTGATGTATATGCATCCTTAGAACTTGCAAGCACTGTAAATGAAGCAGACATCGATACTGGTGTTGCTAAGATTGCTTTTGGTACTAATGCAATTACTGTAAATTGGATCAAACAGTTTACTAATAGTTTGTATTCAATCATGAATACTAGTATCACTATTGATGAATTTAAAGAACTTTATGTTACTGGTGGTCTAAGACTTAAATCTGATGATACTACTAAAGATAGTTTCTGGGTTGGTAAGATTGATGCAAATGGCACATTTATCTGGAATTATCGTTATGTTGCTCCATCTGGAGGATCAGTAAGTGTTGCTCCTAGTTCTGCAATCGATATCTTTGGTGATTTGAATATTGCATTTACTAGCACTAATAATACGGATACTTTAACTACAGTTGATACTGTTAAGATTGGATATGATGGAAAGATCAAGAATCACACCACCAATCAGTTTACTCAAAATAATATTGAAGGCATCACAGCATATGCTGTAGATGTTGATAATTCTGGTGATATCCATGTTGCAGGTCAAACTCAGTGGAATAGAAATGAGTTTATCTTCCCATTCACATCAGGATCTAATGCTGATACAACTACTCATTATACATTAACTTCTACATCAACAAACAACTCTATCACATATGCTGATAATGTTGCTAAGATTAATGGTTATGCAACTGGTCAAAGTACTTGGACTCAATCTAACTTACAAATTACTTCTGCTCAATTAGGGGCAAAACTCAATAGTGATTTCACTGTTGAGATGATGATATTCAAGAATACTGCTACAACTGCAGTTTCTGGTATTACTCAACATACTCTTATTGCTATCGGTGATGCTGAAGAGGCAACTGGTGGTCTTTGGTTGTATTATGATGTAAGCACTGGATACTTAGAACTTGTTGTAACTAATGGATCTACTAAGATTAACAATGCATCTGGTGCAGGACAGTCCAGTCTCAATAACATGTTTGCTGATAACACATGGCAATTCATTGGATTGAAGAAAGAAGGAAATGTCTTTACCGTATATGTTAACGGTATTCAAGCAATTCAATCTACAGTTCCTTCTACTGCTCTTGGTAGTAAGCATCTTTATGTTGGTCAAATTCCTGGCAGATCTGGTTCTGCAGGTAACTTTAGAGTTAATGAGCAAGGTCAGTTCCAGGTTGATAACTTTAGATTAAGAAATAGAGCAATCACTCCTACTGTTCCTTCTGATGTTTCTGTATTCCCAACTACAGGTGCATTTGGATTCTCATATACTTGGTCTGATACTGCATGGTTCACTACTAACCTTAACAGATATGATTTGATTGATTATGATGGTTTTGCACTTAAAGTTGATAAGAACGCTGATTCTGCAAGACTTGGTACAATTTCTACACAAACTAATACTCAATTAGGATTTACTAGAACTGCAGTTACTCCCGTCATTGGTAGTACACTCACTATGCAGAATACTGGTTATTCTTTATCAGAAGCAGGATTCCAATCTCTTGACTTTGATGATGCTACAATCAATATGACTCCTGGAACTGAAACTCTTACTTATACTCAAGATGTTTGGAGTTCTAGAACTGCTACTGTTCCTTCACCTGGATCTCAGAAACTTAACGTATCTGCTGTTGTTAAGGACAGATATTTCTTCAAGGTTACTCCTACAATCAAGATTGATAATATACAAGAGTTAACGATTAATCAGGCATTTAGATTTAGTGTTGGTACTAAACTACGTTTAAACAATGATTCTGGACAGTTTGTCAATAGCGGTTACATTGTAAGAATTGATAATGATAATAATAAAGTTTACCTTGCTGTAAACAACAACGCATGGACTAATGACACTGCTACTGGTAATTTAATAACTGAACAGTTCAACGAACAATCAACTTATGGTATTGTTGGACCTATTCCTAATGATATCAATATCATTGAAAACTTCTCATTCCCACTGGTTATTAATACAACTCCAGGAACTTTTGATATTGATCTTGATAAGTACAACTTAGATGGTACTTACAATGCTGCAGGTAGTCAAAATCTTGATTCGTTTGCTAAGTTCAAACCATTTGCGACCGAAGATTATTCTGTAAGAATTGATGAAGTATCTGGTTCTTCCCCATTCATTGTTGGTTCTGTTGTACAACTTTCTTCTGGCGATGTTTCATTCAACTCAGCAAGAAGCACCATACAGGTTACTAATCTGACTGGTGTTCTTAAGATTACTTTAGTCGCAAACCTTGATAAGATCTTACAAGTTTCTTCCGTTGCTAATAGTGATGAAGTTTATGTAATTACTGACACTAGTCATTATCTTTCTAAGGGAGATGTCATTTACGTTGATGGCAACCCATCTCAAGAAGTTGGTGGTGTAACCTATGATGAATATGATGGTGCATTCCCAGTTGATCAAGTAATTAGTCCTCTTGAGTTTACTTACAAGTTAGATCAAGCAGCAGTGAGTTCACCTGCTACAACTGCAGGAAATGTCAATATCTTTATGAAGTCTCCAACTCTGAAGATGTACTATGGTCACCAATACATCTTTGACTTAAGTCATTCCTCACTGGTTGGTGGTAACTTATCATTTGCTAAGGATAGTCTATACAAACTTGAATATTCATTCAACTCTATTGAAAGAGTTGGAACCCCTGGTGTCAGTGGTGCGGGTGCTCCTACACCTTCTGTAAAACTAAAAGTTGACGAAAGTATTGTCACTAACATCTCATATTACTTTGATCCTTCTAGAACTGGTGATGATTCTCCTGTTGTACCTGGTAGTTACCTTGATGTTGTAGATTCTCCATATAAGGGTAATTTTGAGATTTCTTCTATTGCAGGTCAAACCATTACTCGTGGTGCTGATATTATCAAGTTCCCTCTTCTTAACGAACCAGAAGGTGCTGCTGATATCAACCAAACAAGTTATGGAACTTCATCTACAAGAGCAGTTGGATCTATCGAATCTGTTCGTATTGTAAACCCAGGTGGTTTCTATACCAGATTGCCTATTGTTTCTGCTATTCAATCAACCAGACAAATTGAAAGAGTTCAAATTAATGATCCTGGAACTGAATATGCTGTAGGAGAATACGCAGGTGTTCCCATTGCAGGTGATGGTGAAGGCGGATTTGTTTCTATCACTGTTGCTGATGGAACTGATGCTAACGGTGTAACCATTCCTGGTCAAATTCAAAAGATTGATGTTACATCTCCTGGTAAAGGATATACTACTGCATCGATTGATATTGAGTCAGTTTCTGGCATCTTAGGATCTGGTTTGACTGGATCTGGTGCTGAGGTTGTCGTTGTTATTCCTCCATTCGGTTCTGGTGCATCTATCTTCACTCAAGGTTCTAGTGTTGGTAAGATTAAGAAACTTAAGAACAACAACTTTGGTTATGATTATCCTCATGACTATACTTTACGTCCTGAGATTACATTCCCAATCAATGCTCAGTTAACATCTACAAGTATTCTTGATAGTATTACAGTTACCGATCCTGGTACTGGTTATTCTCAAGCACCTGCTGTTGTCATCACTGGTGGTGGCGGTTCTGGTGCTATTGCAGAAGCAACCATTAAGAACGGTCGTCTTGACACTATTATCGTAAAAGATCCAGGTGCAGGTTATTCTTCAACACCTATTGTATCACTGAGATCTTCTTTCAACTATGTTGTTAACCTTGACTTAGGACTCCTACAGTTTGCTTTCCCACATGGTATTCAAAACGGTGCTGCTGTTACACTGAATGCTGTTGATACTGGTGATGGAGTTGAATTCCCTCTATCTGCAGGTGCTGTTGGTAGATTGAATGGAACTACTACTTACTATGCTATTGCAGGTTCTGCTAACTCTCTTGAACCAGATCAATTAAAACTTGCCATTACTCCTGCTAACGCTGCATTGGGTGATGCATTATCATATGTCAACGCAGGTACAGGTCGTCAGCAAGTATTAACTGAATCCTTCGGTGGTAGTGCAACTGCAAACGTTGTTACTTCTACTTTCCTTGAAGGTGAACTTGTATATCAAGGTGATTCACTTACTGCTGCAACTGCTACTGGATTTGTTTCTACTAACGCAGGTTGGCAAGTTGGACCTAGAGTTCTTAAGATTGTTGACTATACTGGAGAATTCTCTACTGGTCAAAGAATCACTGGTGTGATTTCTAAATCTTCTGGTATCATGACCGATATCAAGGTTGCTAAAGGTGTTCTTGAAATTGGTTCTATTACTAAGACTACTGGTCAGTTTATCGATGATGTTGGTAAACCATCTGAGATTATTCAGAAGATCCAAGACTCTTACTACTATCAGGACTTCTCTTATGCTGTTAAGTCTGCTGTTTCTATCGGTGAGTGGAAAGAGATTCTTATCAAGAACGTTCACCCTGCATCGTTCAAAGTATTTGGTGAATTAGATCTTAACGATTATGGATTTATTCCTAATAAAGAGACTTCATTCCAGTTAACAAAATCTGTTGAACTTGCAAGAGATGCAATCGTTCCTAATATTCAGAACTTTGCTCTGGTTGAACCTGTTTACTCAGAATTTAATAATACAGAAGTACTATTCAGACAGAAGCGATTAACTTCTTCTGAGAACATTCTAACTTCTGTTGTACAAAGACTTGATGATATTTCTAATCAGTTCGATGGTCAGAAGATCTCCTTCCCACTAACTGTTGATGGTGGTAACGTTGTTGCCAACGCTAACCAGTTGATGATTGTTCTTAATGGTGTTGTACAAACTCCTGGAACTGCATTTGAGATTCAAGGTGATTCAATCGTCTTTGCAGAACCACCACAACCTCCTGCAAGTATCAAGTATGTCAATGTTACTATCAGTCCAATTTCTACTGTTGCGGTAACCTTTACCAATATTAGTGGTATCTTCCCAACTCCAGGAATGACTCTGGTTGGTACTTCTAGTACTGCAAGATTGACTGTTACAACTGTCGTTGGTGACACCATCAATGGTTTCATCACCCAAGGAACTTACACTATCGGTGAACTAGCAACTGTTGGTGCAACTGGTTTTGCTGCTAACGTTGCTGCTGTTACTAGCATTTCTAACATCGGATTGTTCATATTCGGTGAGAATGTTACTAACCTTACTGGTGATACTGCAAAAGTTGAACAGATCAACCTTGCTAGTGGTGCTGAAACTCCTCTTGCTCAGTTACGTTACACAGTCGGTGCTGCAACTACATCTATTGAGATGGTTGCATTTAAAACAGATAATACTGCTGCTGACTATGCAGTCACTGCAGGAGTATTTGCTGCAGGAACTAATTATCAGTTAGGATCTGAAATCTTTAGAGTTGACAGTGTTACTACTGGTTCAGAATCTACAACTCTTACTGTAACTAGAGGACAGAACGGAACTCTAGCAGTTTCTCATCAGGAAGATTCACCTGTATATGGAACTGATATTTCTGTTACTAATGCACTTACTTTGAGTAAGGTTGCAGGTACTTATCAATCTACACCTGGATTATTCGATATTCAGTTGAATGATGTTATTATCGGTGCACAGTCTGGTGTTGTTGCTAGTGTAACTGCTACTGCAACTTATCAAGATCCTACAACTAATGAGTTTATTGGACAGGTTAATATTTCAGAAGGTTCTTCCTTCTTTGGATTACTATTCAACAGAATTACATCACAGACTTATCCAAACGTTGTCCTTGATGACATTTCCAAATCTCAGATTGGTGTCGTTGATTTCACTGACAATACTACTGCCTTTGATAGTAGTTTCCCTGCAAATGAGCAGGTCAATAATTATGTCATTCCTTATGATAATGCAGTTGGCACTTTACAAGAAAACGAATACATTCGTAACTACAAAGTAGAATACGGTAATAATGTTGGTGATTTCCAAGCAAGTGAAGGTGCCAGAATTAGAAAACTTACCTTTACCGATAGAATTGGTTCTGGTTTCTTCCAAGCAGGACAAGTCATTAGATCTAGAGATACAAAGGCAGAAGTTGTTGGTGCAAACTCTGCACGTTCCACTATCTTCCTTGGTAAGATTGCTAGATCACAACGTGGTGGTTTAGATTATAACATCGCAACATTCTCTGGTAATGCTCAGTTAGATACTGCACAGAAGAAATTTGGTCTTTCATCACTACTGTTAGATGGTGCAGGTGATTATATCTCTACAGATTCATCCTCTGACTTTGCATGGGGTTCTGCAGGATTCACTATTGAATGTTATATCCGTCCTAGCGATATTACTGGTACAAGAACTATCTTCGACTTTAGAGCATCATCTGCATCTGAAGTTGCAGGTAGACTATACCTTGAAGCAGGACAAGTAAGATACAATGTAAATGGTTCTGATCTAGTAACATCTGGAGCAACTACTGTTACTGCTGATACTTGGACACATGTTGTTGTTCAAAGATCTAGCACTACAACTAAGATTTTCCTTGATGGTGTAGAAAGAGGAACAGGAACTGATAGCACTTCTTATGTTGCCAAACCATTTAGAGTTGGTATGGATTACGCAGGTGCTAATGGTTTCATCGGTCATATTGATGAAATTAGATTATCATCTACAACTCGTTACTCTTCAGTACCATTCACTCCTCAAAACGGTATCTTCCAAGGTGATAATAACGCTAAGTTACTCTATCACTTAGATGGTGCTGATGCACAAACTTATACTGATGATTGGTCTGGCACACAAGACTTTACTATTGACGAATACTTTAACAATGATGCTATTCGTGAAACACAACGCCAAACTGGTGCTACTGGAGGATTTAACCAGAAGACACACAGATACATCAATGCTGCTGATCTAGTCATTCTTAACAGAGAGTTCATTGCTCAAGAAGCAGTGTATATCATGAAGGAACGTTATCCTTACTTCACTGTTGTTGGTGGAGAGATTAACTGTGAAGATGATGTTAAAGATATCTTAGATGCAATGGTAGAGGATCTTAGAAATGGATCTAACAACCATGTCTGGGATGCTGCTGCACTTTATGTTGACAGAACTACAAACCCAGTCACTCTGTTGCATGTTTCTGATGATCTTGTTGAATCTTTATTCACTTATGAAACTGTTGGTAAGTTACTTAAGTATGTTGTTAATAACACTCCATGGTCTGTTCAAGGTGATCATGGATTCACTCAGAAGTTTGATACTACAATTACTGAGTCTGACTACCTCTCACAATCTGTAACTCAAGTTACTCCTTCTGGTGCAACATACAACCCTGCCACTGGTGAGATGGTTGTCACTTCTTCTGGTCATGGACTGGTAAGTGACTCTACTATCACTGCAACAAACGCGACATACGTTGCTACCACTGGTATTTTGACTATTACTTCTAATGGTCATAATTTACAAAATGGAGATAGGATTCAACTTGCAGACAACTCCATTACATTTACATGTTCAATGGATGGCAATTCTACAAACCATACCTATCCAAGACCTAACGATCCTGCTGCTTTAGGTTGGTTAGAAGTTCAGAATAAGACTACAAATACTTTTGAACTAAATGTAGGTAAGTCAACTGCTGTTAACTATCAACCAACAGGTGCAACTTACGATCCTTCAACTGGTATCGCTGTTCTAACACTTCCTAATAATAACTTGGAAGTTGGTCAGTCAATTAAGATTGCACAAGATTCATTGACCTTCTCTAGAGGAACTGGTGGAAATGGAACTCTTCCTGCTTCTGATAAGATTGTTTCTATCACACAAAATGGTGTAACATCAACTGCTACAGGAGCAATTTATGATCCTGCAACTGGTGTTTTACAAATCACTCAGAATGCTCATGGATTTGTTGTAGGAGATAAGATCAGAATTGCTGATAATTCACTCTCCTTCACCTGCACTAAAGATGGTAATCATGAGACTAAGACTTATCCTCGTTCCACTGATCCTTTCTCTGGAAGATGGTTAAGAATCTCTGCTAAGACAGACAATACATTTACTGTTAATGTTGGTCCTTCTAGTGCTGCTGATCAGTTTGCTCATACTTTCGTATCTGCATCTGCAAATGGAATCATTAAGAAGAACAATACTATCACGGTTGACATTGGAACTGATTCCAATACAAGCACACATACATTTGCAAGTGCAACCTCCAGTGCAGTCGTTTCTGGCGGTAACTACACTCACACCTTCGTATCTGCTACTACTAATGGTATTACAGTTGCAGGTGACGCTGTATTCCTTGCTGATGGTGCAATATCATTCACTTGTTCTAAAGATGGAAACCAAAAGATTACCGCATACCCAAGATCTACTGATCCTGCTTCTAAGCAAGTCCTCAAGATCTCTGCCCACACCACGGATACGTTTACTATCAACGTTGGCGCATCAAGTGCTGATGATCAATACACTCACACCTTCTCAAGTGCAGTAAGCAATGGTATTACAAAATCTGAGTACAGTCTTACTGATTGTGCTGATGTTGTCACTACTAACAATAACTTACTTGATATCATCACAGACACCTTAGAAAACGCTGCTGCTGCATCACCAACTGATCATTTGGCAACTGTTACTAAAGTTTCTCCTGCATATGAGTTTGTTGGTGGAACAGTTAATGCTTACAGTGAAGTTCCATTCATTGTTGATTATCACAATGGAACTACTGATCAAATCTATACCAATCAAATTGATGAAGATGCTCGTGGTAGATTCCGTGATGCTGCTAACTTGATTCGTGCAAACAGAAAGGTTATCGTTGATAAAGCAGCATTTGATATGCTCACAAGATATCCAGATCTTGCACTTAACATGCCTAGAAATGCTAACGGTACATCTACTGATGGTACGTTACGTTGTAAGACTGACCTTGGATTGATCTTAGACGGATTAGCAGATGATCTTTATGATGGTGGTAATTTAGAAACTATTACTGCTGCTAAATTCTACATCGGTGCAAGCGGTGAACTACAACATATCAGATTACAAGTTTGGCAATCTGTTTATGCACACGAAAGACTTGGATTCTATGCCAAGCAAGCAGTTACTGGCGATTTAACTTACGATAACACTGACGGTATTATCGTTGGTGACTGGGGTATTACTAATGATGCAGGTGGATGTGCAAACGTCAAGACTGCGATTGATAACCTCGTAACTACAATTAATGATATCATCGCTCCAACTGGTTCTGATTTTGAGATTGCTGCTGATAGACTTTACTTCAATAGAAACTTTATCGCAGAAGAAATTACTGGACTCATCACTACTGAGTTTACATATCTGCTAAACAGTATTCAATATCAAGCATTCCAGTATCCTAACGGTGCCCTTGGTGAAGCAAAATGTCAGAGAGACTTGAAACTCATTATTGAGAGTGCAATCTCTGATTTACAGACTGGTGGAAATAACTCTACTATCGATGCTATCTCCAAGTATCTAACTGCTGCTTTAACTCTCAATATTTCTCAAGGTGTTGAACAAGAACTACTTGCTACCGTATATGGTATCGAGCAACTTGAAGCACTTGGTAAGAAAGCAATCGATAATTTACTCTATGCAAATGGTGAGAACACAGGTGGCACAGCAGGTGCATATTCAGCATTACATACCGATGATGCTGCAGTTCGTGATGCCTTAACTATCACTGACGCAGCAAGTGTTAAGAACAGATGGTCTGAACTTATTGAGATTGCTGTTAATATTCTTGCTCCTGCGAAGACGATTGGTAGAAGTGCTGCCAAGCATATTCTTTACAACCGTAACTACTACTTACAAGAGATTGAAACTCAGACTGTTGCTCAGTTTGGTGCAGGATCTTGGGTCTATGATGACTTCGTAAATCAAACTGTAAATGATGTTATTCATGATCTTGTCATAACAGATACTAAGAAGAAGACAACTGCATATGGTATTACTATTTCTAGTGTAACTGGTGCATTCCAAGTTGGTGAAGTTGTAAGATCTAATGTTGGCGGTTATGCAACTGTTCTTGAATATGATTCGGAAACTAACTTCTTTGTTATTGGTCCATTTACAGGAACTGCATGGGTTGCATCTAATACGTTGACAGGTAAAACCTCTGGTGCAACTGCTACCGTTGGTGCTGTTGGTAGTCCTTATGATTGGTATACCGAAGTTGCTAATGTTAGAACTCTTTCAAGTGCAAGACTTATTACTTCTAACATCTCTGGTCAAATTGCAGGTACAAACCTCTGGACTAATCCTGAGGCATATCAAATCAACTGGACACCTACAACTAATGTAACTATTACTGCTAACCAAGGTCTTGCTCCTGATGATACTCAGACTGCAGAAGATGTTACTCCTAACAATGGTCAAAATGGTCAGCATGAAATTAACAGAGATTTCAACTTAACTGCTTTTGAAACCTTTGACTCTGGAACAGTTACTTTCGATACTACTAATGAATCGTTTGATACTGGTGCTGTTGGTCAAACTGAAACTCAGCAATTTACTTTCTCTGGATTTGTCAAGACATCTGGTTCACAATCAATCAGATTCCAAATGCAACTTGATCCAGGTGGTGCAGGAGAGCAAAATGCATTCTTCGACCTCAATCTTACAACTGGTGCAACTGGAACAGCATTTACTCCTCAGGGTGGTATTACTGTAGATCAATTTGGTGCAATTCCTCTTGGAGATGGTTGGTATAGATGCTTCATTACTGGTACGTTCTCCTTCGGATTCACAACTCTAAGATCTAAATTTATCATCAAGAGTGGTAGTGGTGCTACTGTTTGGACTGGTGATGGTTCTACTGGAGTCCTTGTTTGGGGTGCAAAACTCACTAAAGGTGGACTCGATCCTTATCAATCTCAGAGTGGTAAGACATTCTTCTCTGATACCGAATTCAATACTAAGAACTACATTCTCGAATTGTTAGAGCAATACATGATTGCTGCTCTGGATAATAGTTTGACATCTCCTTCTACTGCTGCAGGATTCTATTCCTTCTACAGTTCTGCTGATGCTGCAAACTATACTAAGGATTCTATTTCTGCAGCAATTAGATATCTGTTGAAGATCATTACTAATCAGTTAAGTAACGATACTTCTTACATCGGTCTTACAACTTACAATGGAATCAGTCTTCCTACTAAGAAGTTTGGAACTAGAAATATTCCTGTTGGTTACAATGGTGGACTTAATCCTGCTGATTTTGTATACGGATTACTCAGTGATGCTTCTGCTGAGGTTGAATCAATTACTCTGAATGAAGGTTTAGTAGTACAGGTTTACTCCAGATTTAGAATCGACGGTGATATCACTGACGGTCCTTACACAATGAATGAAGTTGTTGCAAAACAAGGTGCTCCTTCTATCACTGGTGTTGTTTATGGATTCCATGAAGATGCTAACTACAAGTATCTTGACGTCAAGATTACTGCAGGTCCATGGGCAATTACAGACAACATTGTTGGTGCAACTAACTCTACTACTGCTCAGATCAGTGCTATTGAAACTCGCGTTCATATTATTGATCTTAAGGGTGACTTCGTTGCTGACATTCCATTCAAAGGTTACACCTCTGGTGCAACTGCACAACCTACTTCATTCTTGAAGGCAGAGGCAGCAGTTACCGACAATACTGGTGGTAAATTAACCGTTGATACTGAATCCTTACTTGGAACATTTGAAAAAACCGCAGTTGTTTATCCTTCTGCTTCTAGACAGTTCATTACAGTTTCTAAGTATGCAGGACTTGATATTGGTGTTGGTGACAGAATTGCATCTGTTGGATACAAGAGATTTGGTATTAATATTATTAGTGGTCTCAACAACTTTACTGTTGGTAATAGACTTTATAAGGTTATATCGGGTGTTCAAGATTCTGCCACATTCGGTATTATCACTGACGTAGATATTGCTAACAACTATGTCTACATGGTTGAGTTCCAAGGTACATTCTCTCAGGGTGATCAGATTGGTGATTATGGGTTAGCAGCAACATTCCCCGTTGGATATGCTTCTATCTCAACTATCGTGACCACTGCAGGTGCAGGTGCTGCTCT